TACCTCTGTACCAACGCCACCTACGACCAGCCGTGCGAAGTGTGCCAGGCATTGACAACTGCCAGCCGCGCTGCACCGGACGACGCGACCCAAAAGGTTATCGCCGAAGCCAAAGCTGGCCGCGTTACGTTGGTCAATGCGCTGATGTTGGACTCGGCCGAACCGAATACGCCGGTAGTGCTGGAATTGAAGTACGGCGTATTCAGCAAAGTCGTCAACGTCATTCAGGAGTGCGAAGGTTCTCCGCTCGATCCTGAAAACGGCCAAATCTTCATCATGAGCCGTGAAGGCACTGGCTTGACAACCAAGTACGACGCGCAAATCAGCCTCAAGACGTACAAGGCGCCAAAAGCGACGCTCGCCAAGCTGCACAACTTGGACGATTACGTCAAGCAAGAGTCGGAAGAGCAAAAACGCAAGGCAATTTCAGCCGTCAATGCAATCGTCGGTATCGGCTACGCGGCCGGCCCTGCCGACACACCGACGACAAGCCCTGCGCGTTTGTCCGCTCCGAAGGGCGCAGCTCCGGTTGAGCATGAGGACATCCCTGACCTCGAAGCAAAGCCGGTTGCGATCGACGCTGAGCTGGACGACCTTCTCGCCGAACTGTAATCGGTTCGTGTAATCCTGCGGGCCGGCATCTTCGGGTGTCGGCCCTTTTCATCTGAGGAGAGAAGAGTGAGCCAAACATTACTGATCGATTGCAACTCAATCGGTTACGCCGCACAAGGCACAACAAAGCTACATTCCGGCGGGATTGAAACGCAAGCCGCTTACGGGTTCCTGCGCACCCTGCGCACCATTCGTCAGAAATACCCTCGCCATACATTGATGGCGCTGTCGGATGAGACTGCAACCTGGCGCTACGCGCTGCACCCCGAATACAAAGGCAACCGCAAGAGCGACGACAAGAAAGTCGCCGAGCGCGAGGCTTACGCTGCAATGCGCCCCTATATCAAAAAGGCGCTGAATACTCTTGGCGTCCGCCAATTGACCGCCGACAACTACGAAGCGGATGACCTGGCCGGATATCTGGTCGGCAAGCTGTCGGCTGATCCAGCGAACCAAGTCGGTCTGATTTCCGGCGATCAAGACTGGATGCAACTGGTACGCCGCAACGTCTTCTGGCGCGACATGCGCGACGACTCAAAGCTCGTTACCGCCAACAACTTCTACGACAAGACCGGCTGCCTGACACCGTTTGCATTCTTGGAATGCAAGATTCTCACGGGCGACACGTCTGATTGCATATCGGGCGTGGGCGGCATCGGTGAAAAGGGAGCGCCAGAGTTCATCGCTGAGTTCGGGGGTGTTCGCAATTTCTGGAAGCTCTGTGAGAGCGGCAAGTTCGAGCCAAAGAAAAAGGCTCATATCAATTTAGCGACCGGCCCCGGCCGTGCGCTTTATAAGCGCAATTTCCAACTGATGCAATTGCTGAAGGTTGAAGCGCCGGCGAAGAGCGATACCAAGCTCGACCTCGGCAAGTTCGACAAAGAGGCTTTCGCGACTATCTGTTCGGAGCTGGCGTTCACTTCCATCCTCAGAAATCTGGATGAATTCGTAGCAAATTTTCAATAAGGAAAAGCCATGTCGACAACGACAGTAGCACCAGCAACAAAACTGAAAGCACCAAAAGGCGGGGCCATTGAAGACCTGATTAGCGCTCTCGATGCAGCGGTAGGCGGTAATGACGACAATGCGGCGGTCACGCAATTCATCGACACCGGCTATGCGCCATTGAACGAAGCAATTTCCGGTCGTTACGACGGCGGGTTGCCGTACGGTCGTATGATCGAAATGATGGGCGAACCCTCATGCGGGAAAACGGCTCTGGCGACTGAGTGGATGGTCAAGACGCAACAGATGGGTGGCGTAGCCGGCTTCGTTGATTGGGAGCGCAGCTTTGACGTTGGCCTGGCAAAAGGATTCGGGTTGAATGACCAGCGTCCATATTGGTTTTACCACAAAGCGGAAACGTGGGAAAGCGGCAACACATGGGCAGCGCGCGCCTGCCGTGCGATCCGCGCATCTAAAGCACTCCCGCCCGAAGCGCCAATCCTGTTCGTGTTCGACTCGATCGCGTCGGCTATTCCGCACTCGATGCTGTACGACGCCAAAGGCAACAAGCGCGAGATTGAATCCTTCACCATGAATGACACATCGGCGCTTTCCCGCGTCACGTCCACGACATTGAAGGTGATGGCGCAATACTGCGAAGAGTTCAATGCGACCTTCCTGTACTTGAACCAGATTCGCTTGAAGATCGGCGTTGTGTTCGGCGATCCGCGCACCACGCCTGGCGGCAAGGCGATGGAGTTCTACGCAACAAACCGGATCATGCTCGGTCGCGAAAAGATCATGCAGACGGTAGCAGGCGGCAAGGAATTCGTCGGGCAGAACATCAAGATGGAAGTCGTCAAGTCAAAGCTGACCAAGCCATTCAAGAAATGCGAAATCCGCATGGCGTTCGATGATGACGGTGTGGCGCGGTTCGACACAACCTACTCGCTGATCGAGGAGTTACTGGGGCAGAAAAAGCTGACATCGCCCAAGAACGGCTATGTCGAGTGGGAAGGCAAGCAATTGAGCAAGCGAGCGCTGGCTGACCTCATTAATGAAACCGGCATCATCGGTAAATTTAATGCGATGTTGGAACCAGCCACGACGTAACCCCAAGCAACTCCCCTCTATAATCAGATAGACGCTTGTCGGATTATAGAGGAGTAGCACAATGGTTGAAACACAGGTAATTGGCTTCATTCCACCGATGGTCGGCCTTGACGGAGAGTTCAATACCTTCCGTCTGGGTCAGACCCTCGCCAAGAGACTCGCCGCAGGTGACGAGGTATTCTTGATGAATGAAAAGACGAAGACGGTCTTCGGCAAGGCAGTGGTAACGAGTATCGAAACTGGATTGTTGGGCGAGCTGTGTTTGATCCACGCGCACAAGAATCACACGGAAGTTGGCGGCGATGACCCGATTCGGGCGCCGGAGAGATTGTTTAAATATATTCAAAAGATTTACGGGCCGCACATTGCAGAGCATGGCAAGAAAAGTGTGGTGCTGTCGTTACGGAGATTAGATGAACCCATCGGAAGAAGCGCTGATTAAACGTGCGTTAGGCCCCTCGCTGACGGAAGACAGCGAGCTGCGGTTTGGTAAGCACAAAGGCAAGACGGTCGGAGACCTCTGCCGAATCGATCCGGCCTATCTTGTCTGGTTGCGCGACGCGAAGAAGGACAATCGTGACTACTTCGCGTTTCCAATACACACCGTGCTTGACGCAGCGATTCTGTCAAGCAAGGCGCTCAAGAGGAAATTCGAACCCTGGAACGTCGTGCCCGAAGGTGACGACGTGATCCGGCCCATCAGCGATCAGCCACCACCCTGGATCGAAGCGCCGAATGGCAACGCCTATCGTGAAGCATGGGGCGCATTCTAATGGGTCGCGAGCTACATTCAGTCAATGGCAAGATCATGGGTGCGTGGTACGAGACCGCCACCGGTAACAAGCTGTATCTTGCGCACCGCGTCAACCGGCAGATTCACCGCGTTCGCAATGCCTGGTGCGTCGACCTGGCAATACTGGAAAAGTGCAGAACGCGTGACGTGACCGCAATTGGCATCATCAAGCGGGAAAAAACGCTGAAGATGGTATGGCTGTCACTGGTCGAGGACTTCTTTGGTGACGAGTCGTTCGCCTATTTTGACCAAGTTCGACAGCGCGGATTACCATTGAACAAGTTCCGGGTAGATCCGCTAAAGAGTCAGGAATTCATCGAATCCTTTATCAGATTGCCTAAAGCAAGAAGTCAGTAATGACTTATTAATGTATAATAGTATCTTAATGACTAAGAAGGGCAAAAAATGATCTTAACAAGCGCATTGCTGTGTTTAAGCCTCAATTTGTACCACGAATCACGCGGAGAAATGATACCTGGACAGTACGCTGTCGCAATGGTCACGATGAATCGCGCCAATAGCAACCCGGATAATGTTTGCAAGGTCGTTCTAAAGCCGCATCAGTTTAGCTGGACGACAAAGATGGTGAAGGGTAACCAGCTAACACAAGCTGGCGAACCGAAAGAAGAGCATGCGTGGTCGGTAGCGCAGACGATCGCCAAAGTAGTGCTGTCGGGCCGGTTTCGCGACTTCACCGATGGAGCGAAGTTCTACCATGCCAACTACGTGAAGCCAAAGTGGCGTCTGTCGATGGTGCAAACAAAGGTACTTGGACATCACATTTTTTATCGTCAAGCATAAGTATGTAGTGACTTAACAGGAGGGAAGTATGAAGCCTTATGGCGTTTTGAGCGACACCCACAACCATAACTGGTCGGCATTTGCCACGACTGGCGCCGACGGCATCAACAGCCGACTGCACATGATTCTCGCGGAAACCGAGCGCTGCGCGGCCGAAGTGCTGAATGCGGGCGGCGACACCATGTACCACGGTGGCGACCTGTTCCACGTTCGCGGCAGTATTGCGCCGACTGTATTGAATCCGACGATGGATTGCTATCGCAGCATCATCGAGTCAGGCGTCAACATCATCATCAATGCCGGTAACCATGACCTTGAAGGCAAAGAGGCGAGCCGCGTGTCGTCGGCGATTACCGCGCTGGAGGGTATCGGCTGCACGGTTGTCAACAAGCCAATCGTCAGGGGTAGCATGATGATCGTACCCTGGATTCCAAAGCTAGATGACCTGAAGATGACGTTGGAAGTTACAACGAAATTGGAGCGCGCAGACCACGACCTGCTGATTCATGCGCCGGTCGACGGCGTGATCGCAGGCTTGCCCGATCATGGGATGGATGGCGCATACCTGGCGTCGCTCGGTTACCGGCGTGTTTTCAGCGGTCATTACCATTACCACAAGGAAGTGGCGCCAAACGTGTACTCGATTGGGTCACTAACGCCGCAGACCTGGAGCGACATCAACGCCAAAGCAGGTTTCCTGATCGTCACCGACGAAAGGGTGAAATGGCACGCTAGTCATGCGCCGTCGTTCGTTGAGATCGACGCCAGCACCGACCCGGACGATGTGCCGCTGATTGTCGACGGCAACTATGTTCGCTGCCGCATTACCTCGTCCAAGTCGTCGGACGTGGAAGCGATGCGCGAATACCTGACAAGCGTTGGCGCAAAGGGCGTCGTGATCCTGCCCGACGTGAAAGCAGCAACGGTCGCACGGGTTGGAGCAACGCTGACGGCCGGGTCGTCGCTGGAAGACAGCATCAACGGCTATGTCAACACGCTCGGACACAAGAACGGCGGGCTGGTCGGTGCGCTGTGTCAGGACATCTTGAACACGGTAAGGAGCGTGGCATGAACGATCAGGCAGCACTGACGCGCCAGGAACGCATCGATCGCGGTCAGGCAAATCGTAAAGCGCGGGAGGAGCTTCGGAACGCGGTGCGTTTTTGCATGAAAGAGGGTGGCGTATCGCCGGCAGACATCAATAAGGCTGCGCACGATATGGCGGTAACGGAGGTGGGCCGCGTTTTGGGCAGTATCACCCTCAATCAGCTAGTGAGGAATGCTGTCGAGGTGGAAATCAGCCGACAAATGGGACTTGTGCAAAAGGCTTTGCCAGGCGGGCAGAAGATCACCGAAATGATCGCGTTGGCAATGCAGAAAGAAGCCTCACGGGTCGCTGCCGAATATATCAAAACAAACATCATCGTGTCCGTCAACGACGCCGGCGGGTACAAAGAAGGAGGGTCGTTCTAATGGATATTACAGAACTCAGCATTAA